GGGGGGAGGGTTCGATAGACAGGGTTGGTATTCGATTTGATGCTGACTTTGGAGCAGTTGGTAGTCGATGATGGAAAAGATTCGGGTACTACAGCAGCATGATGGTGGGTATTTGGAGACTATCGAAACATATTCTAGGGAGTTCGGGGTAGAGTTCGTTATGACGGACGGAAAAACTGTCAGGGCTTTCCATCGAGGAGATAGTCTTCTTATATCCTACCGTCAGAAAAACGGGGTAGAGCGGATAATGAACTTTAGGGGAGACATGGATGACTGATAGAGAAAAACTGGTGTGGATTGCAAATGCATTGGAATCACATGGGCGTACTACGGGCAAAAGTGAATACATTGGTGGTAGGCGATTTGTATTTAACGATGATGGTGAGTTGGTTAAGATTCATGAGTATGGAAAGAAGAAGAGTGGAAAGAATAGAGACGATGAGGAAGAGGAGACTGTCGATCAGGTTTCCGCTACCAATATATATCATACGAGTGCATTTGCAGCCCTGGCAAAAAAAGATAATCCAACACGCATAACGTAATCAAAGTCGGTAGTATATAAGCATAATGATGCTGGCGGTATGTCAGTAAAAATAATTTATTGTGTGGTCTGACTGTAGTAGTCTATCTTATCGGGGAGATATTTCCTTTTTGGAAGGTGTTCGAGATGTCAAATGGTTATGATATTACAGGTCTTTGGAAATGCCCTGATTTGGGGGTTATTATGAGAATTAGTTGGTACGGTAAGAAAAGATCGATTGGATTTATTGGGGCTCGTGTCCGTATTGTATCAACAGACCCGGGAATATTCTCTGCAACAGTTTTCAAAAAGACAGTTCACAATTTCTTGTTTTATTCGGTTCTCCCCAAGCGTGCGGTTTGTTTGAAACTGTATTTTTTTGAAATACTCAATTCAAATAGATGGAATGATATTGAGGCTGGTGACGTACTCTCTGCTACGGTTATGTTGGCACCTATATCACCTATAAACCAAGAGATTTTGCTCCATCATGGTTAGAAAGGAAGTAAATATAGTGTCGGAAATAGGGGGTTGGTTTTCTATGGCAGTATTCGTAATGGTGTTGGAAATAATAGTCATATTTGTAGTCTTGATTGCTGGAATACTCATGCTATTCATTAACATAAAGGAGGGTATATTTGAGAGTAAGAAAAATAAGAATCTCCGGGGTAAGGATGGAATGCAAAGACGGAGTTTTACTGATTGGTGGAAAGAGAACCACCATGGAAAGCGGTAGTTCCGGGGAGTTAAAACCCGGACAGCCGTGTGTGGTGTGGGACGATAATGTATACCATCTTCGGTTTTTCAAAGAATACTCACAGACTGGTGTGCCCTTGTTTGTACAGGTATGGGGAAGCAAAAATGGCCGGGGTAAATCTATACAGGGTATTGGTTGTCCCGTTCCGTGGAAGAACTACCAACCAATTGGTATTGGGGAAGTGTATATTTGGGAAGAGTAGTAGGGAGACTGAAAGGAGCTCCCGTTAGAGTAGTGTCTTGTGTGGGGCCGCGACCACGGGTATCGCGGTATAATGGCCCTGTAGGATAGTGGTTAGTCCATTTGACTTTCGATCAAAATACCTGGGTTCAATTCCCGGCAGGGCTATACAATAATTAAAAAGGGGGTTTTATGGGTAGACATCAGAGAGGTAATAAAAGATGGAAAAAGCGTCATGTTCACAGGGGAAGTAGTTTGGTAGTATCTCAGAGCAGCCCACAGGAGCTTGTCCGAGCTACCAAAAAAGGAGCGAGAAAAGGGTGTTTTGGGGGCAGCCATGGAAGCGATAACAATTGATCCGCCGAGGACTCAAGAAGAATTGTGGAGATTTGTAGAGGATACTATGCAGATCGATCGGGTATATCGGATAATGGATAGGAGTTACCCGTATAGATCGATGGCAATACATTCAGAAGATGACGGTGAAGGCGGTATTCGATACTATTGGTCGTTGTCTTCACGAAGCGGTACAAGGTATTTTTCGGGGTCTGGTAGGTATGTACAGTCATACAAGACTATAGGAGGGGTTCGTAAAAACCTCTTCAAGACTCTTCAATGGGTGTGCAGGTAGTATGTATATAGATGTCCGGTATGCCTCCAAATAGGGGTGGTATTCTGAGTGCTTGTGTGGCATCTGGACAACTTTATGAAGTATGGAAGGAGAAGCAATGGACGATAATCCGATTACGTGTCCGTTTTGTGGGTCTGGTCGTGTGGTGCCACAGTGTAGACCTGTTCCTGGTGAGTTGTTTTATCATGGTACAGTGCGTTGTATGGTATGTGGTGCGCAGGGCCCGGAAGCGTTGGGGGGAACCCCGCAAGAGGCGAAAGAGCGTGCGACAGAAGTATTTAAAGCATGTTTTAATAAGGATGAGGATAATAAGGAGAGTGGATAATGATGGTGGAAGTAGAGGTAAGATGCCCAAAGTGTGGAGAATATCAGATAGCTGAAACTGAATCTCCAGAATCCGGACGACGGTTGGACATATTTTTCGAAGGATTTGATGGATGGGGGAAAGAAATACAATGAAAACCTGGGATACAACAAAAAGGAGAAATAGTATGAACAAAACATTTTTGACTGAAGAAGAGTATATCATATTAGAGGAATTAAGAACCCTCAAACGTTGTCTTGCGGGAAAACCAACTCTGGAAGAAAAATCTCTCCAGACCTTTTTGGACAATACAGACGACGAGGAACTGAAGGATAGTCTACAAAAAAAGCTTGAGGAGATTCGGCGGTATCATAGTGTTAGCCCCGAAGAAGCTGTTGAACGACTCCAGACATTGGGCTATTCCCATGCTACTGTATTACGACATGGTGTTAGCGGAATCATTGGGGTAATCATGAAACGTGCCAGAAGTCGTGTAGCAGGACAGGTTGTTTAATTTTCATTTAAACCACAGGAGGAGCAGAATGAATGAGGAGGGACACAGATGATGATACCAGGTACCACGATAAAGACATATGAGAATGAATATCAGCAATGTCAGGAGGCATTCTCGATACTTGTAAACGAGAATATTAGGTTAATAAGAGAAGTATCGAGGAAAAATGAGGCATTAAATGAAGTAAGAAAATGCGCCGAGTCGTTAAGGACGGGCGACGCCACTAACGCTGCACTTGTACAGAAAATAATACATGTAGCAGAGATAGTGTTGGATAAACCACAGGAGGAGCAAAATGAACATAGAGATTAAAGGCGAAGAGGTATTCGTCGATGGGGAAAGGTATGTGCGGGAACCCAAATCTGCTATATCCGAAACTGACAAGGGGCGGTTATGTAAATATATACATAAAGCTACAGGGGAGTATTTTTATGGGGAATATCAAAGAGATACCGATGAAAATGTAGAAAAAAATATTGGATTTACTGCACGACCAGTTCACCGCCGATGGGATGAGCTTAGCCTTACCGAAAAAAGTGATTTTACACGAAATATATATAACTCGGATAGTGGACAAGAAAAATTTTATGAAGCCTACAGGCTCATAACCGGGGAAGATCATTCATAATAAGAAGGTGGGTATAATGACTAAGAAAATTACATGGGATGAGTTCAGGGAAACGGGGCTACTACTTATTATCAACCAATTTCTACATATATTTGGTCTTGCTATAGTGGTTGAAATTGGGGATGATGGTGGGATTTCAACTGTTTATCCTGCGAGAGTGAGTTTTCGTGGTTTTGATGAAAAATCTACAGAGCAAGCATATCAGAGAGTCAGTAAATATATTGCTGATAATAGTGATTATTTGTAAATATAGAGTATAGAGAGGATTAAAATGGAAGAAAAGAAACAAGTCCTACCACAAAGTCTGTTTTCAGGACAGCTTATGAGCTCATAACCGGTGAAGAGTACCCATAAGGAGGAAGGATAATGGATAATCTGGAGTCATCTAATATGAATCCGGGCGTGACCGGTGAGAAAACAGCAGATGGAGAGTACCATGATCTCCTGCGGGCCGGAAATGCTGCACAAGTTGAGAAACTAAAACGCAATGCATATAAGAGTGGATATGAAGATATTGCTTTTGATTACGCATGGAAGCGACTAAAAGAGGAAATGCATGAGTTAAATATAGCACTGTGCCTAATTTCACTTACAGACCTGGAGTATGAAAATACGTTGAAAAATATACGGCATGAAGCCGCCGATGTTGCTAATTTTGCACACATGTTGATATATAAATGTGACAAACTCATAACTGACAATGGACAAAATACTAATGGAAAATGATTTTGGAATATAAGGAGATGAGAATGACACAGTTAGGATATTTGGAAAAAGCGGTACAGCTAAAGAAAGCCAATCCTAAAGCGAAAATCCATTTTTGTGTAGCATCCGATGAGTTCGTCGATGGTTTCACGTGGATGGGCCAGTTGATATATAAAGTTGAACTTGGATGGTGGTACGATACCGAGAGCGATCGGATTTATACCGAATTAGACGATGTGATCGACCACATGGAAACATATCTTGAACGGGAAGTGACTGAGGAAGAGGCATTATCCAATATGGAACCTGCTATTCTTATCTACACGGAGCCATAAGGAGGAAGGACAAATGAAAATCTCTATCAGAGAAGCTGGCACATATTATGCATATATTTCGATTGAAGAGGGGTCAACCACAATCGATCTTGGTCTGTGTGATCAGAGAGAATTGATTGAATATCGAAATCATCTAGCTGAAACCGTCGAGAAATTAGACGACACGATTGAGAGAATCAGGGAGCGAGAGGAAACCCATAAACGATTGGAGGAACAAAAATGAAAATGGTAAGCTGGAGACTAAAAAGCAGAGAAGTCGAGACGGGGCACGACGAATATATCCCCGTGGGAGATGAGGTTGATATCCGGGTAGGACACAATGACTACCAGGTGACATCAGTCTGGATTGTTGACGGTAGGGTGATCTGGGTAGAAGCCATAAGAACGGCGGATAAAACCCTGGTTAAAATCACCGTTACCCCGGAGGAGATTGTACCGATATCCGATTATATCGGGGACACTGCCCTAATTGACCAATATTTGTCAACTAGGGGCAACCCGAAAGCGGGGGGATGAATGAGCTGTAGGTGTCAACGGTGTGGGAAACAATACAAGGTAGATTTCATAGTTGAAGACGACATCTGGGAGGAAATTAAGCCGAAGGATAAACCAGAAGGAGGCGGACTGCTCTGTGGTAGGTGCATCGCAGAATTGATAGAGAAGCGAGGGGATTATGATGCGTTTACTGTAAGAAATATAAAGAGAAGGGAGGCCAACTGATGAATGAGCCATGCCGACAAATGACATTGAAAGAATACGTGCAAGAATTACCAGAAGCTCATAGAGCACGAAAAGAATATGATGAAATGGTGCAAGCTTTGCAGATGGCCGAGGAATGCGGATACCATGCCCGCGATGAAGAAATTATCGCCCTCAAGGAAGAAATTGCAATACGAATAGAGGACAGTCATCTTGTCCAAAATGAGTTCGAAAAAGCTCTTGATGAGATCGCCGCCCTCAAAGATATGGTTACCCATATAAGAGATGAATGGGGTAAAGCTGAGCATAACGCGCTTGATATGGCGGGAAAAGCTTTGATTGCCGAAGAAACAATAGAACAACTCAGAGAAAAGACAAATAAACGATTACAAGCCAAGATCGAGCAGAAGAATGCTGCTTTGAGAAAAGCCTATCTACTGTGTGTAAATAATTATAGTGGGTATGAGGGGGATATTCTTATAGATATTGGGAATATTTTAGAAGAAGCCATCCGAAAGCGAAGGGAGGGGTGGGATAGTTAGTAGACATGGAATTGCAATATATTTTGCAGTATTTGGGACCGTATATGAGGGCGGTATCGGTTGTGAAAGGGGGTGTATATGAATATGGATATTGCAGCGGGGGTATTTGGGTACACGAAATCCGATGTCGAGGAGATGTTTGAGGGGATGACAGCAAAGCAGGCGGCAGAGCGGTTGGAGATATTCAAGAAGCATATACGTGATGAGTTTAGAACGCTGTCGAAAGTAATGCACCCGGATGTTGGCGGGGACCACGGAGAGTTTGTGAGGTTGAAGGAAGCCTATGATAATATAATGAATTGGAACATATTGGAGCGTAAGAGGCAAGTTCGAATCCCGGTGGTTTATTGGTATACGACGATGGGGAGTAGTTACACATATGCAAGTACAGCCCCATCGACCGGTCCAACTAATATGTAAATAGGGGCGTGGCCATGGTTATAGGTAGTTTATGGAAGCGTAGGGGTTCGGGGGGTAGTATGTGTCTTTGTTTGGTATCGTTTACTGTCCGATCACGCCCCCAGTCGGAACACAGTTCTAAGAGGGTAACTGCCGAGTTTACGGGCGGGGGTACGACGGAAGTAATGGATTTGAGTATGACTGATTTCTTCTCCGGGAATGGGGTTCTTGAGTCTATTATGCCAACAAACACTAAAGAATGTATTTTGGTAAAAGAAGTGTCTATTCAGGGCGTCGAGTCTGATGGGGTGGTAAAGTCCAAGGTAAATATTGATGGAGTTGTTTATCCTTGTTTAAAAAATAATAACCTTGCACAAATACCCAAGTGGGTATATAATAAAAATGTACCCTATAGGGGAGAGTAGAAATATTAAAATAGGAGGAGGATAATGAAGTGATTAGAACACGTAAGATGCGCCTGATTGCGATGTTGCTGGTATTCGTACTGGCACTGTTCGCAAGTGGAACGGCGGTCGCAAGTACTGATGATTTCGGAAGTATCAATCAGTTTGAGATGGATGTCGGTCCGGTCGTTGCGGAGCGGGTCTCAGGTGGGGCCTTCGTTATGGAGATTGGAACCGTGAAGGTGGACTATGCGAGTTCCAATGTACTTGCTAATATTTATTTTGTTAATGCCGACATGACAGTTGTTGACCACAATTTATGTGAAGACCTTTTGGTCAACTCTGTTGTAATAACCGAGTCCAATTATTCCGGTAATAGTGGGGGAGGGGTGACGGATCGTTTAATCTTTCCCCTCTTGTGTTAGTCTGAAAGAGTGAGAAATATACCAATGAGCTATGGGGCACCCTGATGGGGGTGCCCTTTTTTTATGCTTCCGCCTTTTTGTAATTAAAGGCGTATTGGTTTCGGGCGGGGGTTCATGATATACTGTAAATAAGGAGATATTTGCATGGCACGGAAGAAAAAAAAGAAGTCTTCGAAGGAGCTTGTAAACCCCGACGCAACTATTAAGAAACTAACAAGTCAATTGGTTGATCCGCGGGTACAGCAATGGTTGTGGCATGGTGCGAATGGTGTGCGTGAGCGGGTGCTACAAATGAACTTTGATACGTTGCGGAGAGTAACGGGAAAACTACCATTGATAAATGGAATCATCAACGCCCGAATAGATCAGGTGTTGCCATTTACTAAGTTTGCTACTGAAAAAGGGGACAGAGGATTTAAGTTCGAAATTGAAGACCGTACAGATGAGTTCAGGGGGTCTGATATAGATGATGCGGAGGTTTTACAATTGGCGACCTTTCTTGAGCAGACGGGGTTTCATTACGACTCAGATCGCGAGGACGACCTTGCAGATTATGTAAGTATGATGATTCGAGATATATACGAGATCGATCAAATCGCCACCGAGGTACAGAAAAATCGATTAGGTGAGGTCGTATCATTCTGGGCTTTGGATGGGGCGACAATATTTCGAGTAAGCGACGAGGCTCGGTTTAAGAGGGGCATTCGGTTTGTACAGATGATCGAAGAGAAGATTTATGAAGAGTATACCAACGAGGATTTGATATTCGATTATAAGTACAAGCGAACAGATATGAAGCATCGAGGATATGGATACAGTCCAGTTGAACAGTGCATTGATATTATTACTACTTTGCTATTTGGATATAACTACATACGCGATCAACTTATCAAGGATAAAATGCCGAAGGGTTTTATATCAGTTATGGGTGATATAGGAACTTCGGAGATGGATGCAATACGGAATTACTGGTATGCGGCTATGAGTGGCGCGGGGGCGAAATGGACAATTCCTATTTTGCCAAGCGGTAAAGACGGTGTCGGAATGGACTTTAAGAACCTGGGACAGAATAACCGTGATATGGAATATCATAAAACCATGATGTTTGTATCATCTTTGGTTGCCGCGGTGTTTGGAATGGATTTGGCCGAGCTGGGAATTAAGACCGATGACTCTACGGCATTGATAGGGGAGAATCTTGAACCAAGAATACAACATTCCAAGGATCGTGGACTCACATCGATGCTATCTTTTATTGAACAGCACATTAACAAAGTAATCAGAAAGAGCACACAAAAGTATCGATTTAGGTTTGTTGGTATTGAGCGTGAAGATCAGCAAAAGAAGGCAGAGATACGTAACAAACAGATCGTTGGTTGGAAAAGTATTGATGAAATCCGGGAAGAGGATGAATTGAAACCGTTTGACGAGGATTGGTCGAAAATGCCATTGAACCCACAGGCTGTACAAATATTTCTAGGGGCGAAACAACAAGAGGCGCAGGAGAAAATGATGTCAGAAGGTGGGGGTGGAATAGAGGAGGGTCCAGAGGAAGAAGCGGGGCAGGATGAAGACTTGTTTGCTAATGCGAATAGGGGGATGCGCAAATCATTAAGCGATTTTCAGAAATTGACGGATAAGAAAGAGCGTACAGTGAAGATCGTTATAGAATAGGGGGATTGAAATGTCAAAGATAATGAAGCCGAGCGACATGAGAAAATCTATGGTAGAGGGTATCGAGGCGGCGGACATTCTTGATGACTTGATTAAAGAGGATTTACAAAAAGCAAAAAGTGATTATATAAACCCCGATAATACTTTCAAGGGGGGATTCAAGGGTTGTATGAGATATCAGATGGAGGAGAAAGGATTGTCTGAGAATAGTGCCCGTAAGTTGTGCGCCTATATCGGTAGAAAATCGGGTAAAATACATTAGTAACACGGTCAGCTATCTCAATCAAAATTGGAGAGGTATAAAATGAAAAGAGTATATAAACAGGACGGAATGGGACCACACGGGCAGGGTGCGGGACCAGGAAAGGGCAGGGCAGATGGTACGGGACTTGCAACCCGTAAGAAGAAGAAACGCAAGTATGAAGACGAAGAAGACGAAGATATGGAGGAAGAAATGAGCAAATCAAGCATCCCTTTGGTTATCATTCCGGGCAACATGGAAAAGTCACAGCATCCAGCCAAGCTGTCAACAGTGAAAGATGGGATAACGAGCAGGATTCCCTATGAGGGGCATGCTGAAAGAATGAAGCTGGCGAAGATGGCCGCGGATCGTATGCTGGCACCGAAGCCGGAAAGTGCAAAGGATCATCAGCCTGCAACTGTCGACCATAAAGGGCGTGAAGCTGGCCAGAAAAAGGCGTATTCAAATTATAATACCGGAGTATCGGGTATGAGCAGCCAAGCCTTTGATAACTTCGGTAGGCAAACCTATGTTGTAAACCCGTCTGAACTCGGATCAAGTACGCCTGAAAAATAGTGTACCAAAAAGGAGTGCGCTATGGAACCTCTTGCTATAGCTGTCTGGAGATACCACAAGAAAGAAGACTGGGCACGGGATTTTGTATCCCGGGCTATCGTATTCTTTACTGGAATGCCATATACCCACGTTGCCTTAGTATTCGAAGGGGCGGTGTACGAGAGTACAGTATGGAAAAACGAAAAAGGTAATCTGGAATCAGGGATACGAATAACATATGGAAGGTTTCCATCAGATGTACCGGAGCCCGATATATGTATGGTTCCGTGGAGACTAGAGACGACCCCGGAGCGTATGGACAGGATTAAAAGAGAGCTTGAAAAGGTCGTTCCTTTGCCGCGTCCATACAACATTTTGAAGCTGGTTGTATTGGCATTGATCTGGCCGACACGTCGGTTCTGGAAATGGATTAAATGGGTTCCCTTTAATCATGAGGCGTGGGGAGAGGTATGTTCCGGGTTTGTTGATGAGATAATGAAAGACTCGAAATGGGATTTATTTCCTGATGAGTGGGAGGGGTATACAGTACCCGGACAGTTTATTGATATCCCTGGATGGGTATGTAGGAAGTGCGACGATGATATTATATAAACCGACATCGTTGCTTTTATCAAAAGCTAAGTATACCAAGCGATGGAGAGGAAAAGACGGGAAGTGGCATTATGAATACCCTCGGGTACGTAAACCTGTAAAGCATGAGCTTCCAACAGAGTCGCGGGCGATTATGGCACATGTAAAGGATGTAGCTCCAAAGTTAGCCTCCATAGCAAATGTGGTTTATAACAATTGGGATCAGGATGATGAGGGGTACGCTGAAGGGTACGGTTCGGGAGGCATTTGTGACGATATCGCGACTGCTATTTCTGATGAGTTGTCCGATCTTGGGTATGAAACATTTACTCTATACAATGAGTATGATTATCATACATCTACCTATATTGTAAACCACAATACGGAAACGATCGTGAAGGTGGATGTTCCACCATATGTCTATGAAGAGGGGCTGGGGTATATATGGAAGAAAAAATCCAATGTGGTAATAACGCACAGAGATATAGTTACTGAGGATATGTCAGGGTTTTATGATGATTGGTTTGATGAAAATGGCGAGCTACAGGATTATTGATACCATTTAAGGAGTATATATGGAAATGATAAAAATATTTTTACCGACTGAATTGTTAAAGGCCAAATACACAAAAAGATGGCGTGGTAAGGACGGAAAATGGCACTATGAATACGGAAAATTGAAAGCAAAACCAAAGAAATGGCCGTCGATGACCAATTCAGAAAAAAGGAAAGCGTATAATATCGCAATTAAATCTGGAGACGTGAAAGATACTTTTGAAGGATTTAGCGCTCAAATGGAAGGAAGTAATAGTATTTTTGATAGTTCCACCGGACGTTTAGTTGAGCTTGGTGGGCGGGGAAAAAAATCTTTGAGGTATGGTAATGTAATTGCAACTGAAGATCAGGAACGAGTTATGAAGAAATCTATTGTATCTGCTGTAAAACTTCAAAAAGCCAAGTATACAAAACGTTGGAGAGGCAAAGACGGTAAATGGCATTATGAATATGGGAGTAGGTCACCAAGAATAGGGGGTGATCTCGGAGAGACTTCGGGGCAAAAGATAAAGAGGGCAACCGAGATTTTGGAAGGCCGGAATCTTCCCCGAGTAGGCTCTTATTCTGAAGTTCCTGATCCTCCAAAGGTTACTACGAAAACCCGTAAAAGTTTAAATAATGCGCTTCGCAGTGCATTACCTGGAAATTACTATAATGGTATACCTATCGGTGAAATGCAAGAAGCCTTACGGAAGGAAGGCTATGTATTAATTCAAGAAGATGGGACAAAGTGGTCGGGTATGTTTTTGGGTTCAGAGGGAGAAGCATTTCTACAGATGGGGAAACTCGATCAGGGGCGAAACCTGAATGGACAGGCGACGTATAAGCCCGTGTCGAACTCGGGACTACGGATGACATGGTATGAAATGCCATCTGGAAAGATGGAAATTGTGAAATACATCACATAGGAAGAAGGCAGTATCTATCTTGAATAAAAGAGGTAGTAAGATGTTAAAGGATTTGGATGTTGCGAGGGGTAATGAATGACAAGAGGTATCATTACAAATGCGACCGATTGGAGAAGCAGAAAACTACAGGGATATATAACCTTTCAGGGGCTGCCTATAAGCATTGAAAACGAACGGGGAAGTTATCGTCAGGGTATAGAAGAAGCTACCGGACATGTATGGCGTACCTTTATGCACATTGCGTATGGATATATTCGGCTTACCGAAGGCACCGACGGCGATCATGTTGATGTATATGTCGGTCCGAATAGCCATTCTGAAAAGGTGTTTGTGGTACATCAACAAATACCCGAAACAAAAAGGTTCGATGAAGACAAGGTAATGCTCGGATTTAATAGTGCTGCTGAAGCAAAGGCGGCCTATCTGCGTCAATATGATAAGCCGGGGTTCTTTCAAAGTATGAGTACTTATGACATGGCAACATTCAAGCGGATGCTCAAAGATCGGAAGGGTATGAAGCTGAAGAAAAGTCTCACCCCACGGAGGCAGTTGGTTACTCGTGGGGGTAAGACTTTTATGACTACCGTGTATGTTGGGAGTACCAGAGCTGAGGAAAAAGAACGGGCGAAGAAAAAAGCCGTTACCTCAGAGGTAATAAAAAATCGAAACATTCCAGAAAGTACAATCAAGATTATGAAAGACCAGCGAAGGGTGATTGATTATGCCCCGAACGATAAATTGGCTGTGGACAAAATACTTGCATTCCAAAAAGCTATTTTCAAGGGAAAAGAAAAACCATCTCTGTATGATATTATCAATATCGCAACTGAGGAAGTAGAGTACGCATTGAAAAGGGAGGAAAGTGGAAAAGACTGGTACAGAGAGGCGATGGACGAAACCCGTTCTATTTTGATAACCCATTACCCTGATTTGGCAGGAGATGTAGAGTGGGATTTCTTTCTCAGTATTTTGGCGATTACCTCTCCTACACAAGCACCTACACCAAATCTTCGAAATGCGGTGATAGTATATGACCATTATCGCAAGACGGGAGAAATACCAGTAAAGGACCCACGGACAAAAGAAGCTTTTTCGATTGCCGGTACTGCTCTTCTGAAGAGGTTCAAAAAAAGATTATCTATGTTCCCGAATGTTGACAGTTTTGTACAGTTCATGAATGGGGTTTCTACTGTCGGTGATTTGAATGCTGGATACGGTTCAAAGATCAGCGGGAAGAAAGATGAGGCGGCGTTTAATGCGATGATATTTGGTGAAAAGGTAGGAATGTTTTATCAGAGTATGCGCGGTACCGAAGGGGCAGTTGCAGTGGACCGGTGGGCGATTCGTTCCTATTATAGGTGGACAGGTACATTGACCGAGGGCCTACAAACTGGAGAGGTTGGAAAAGGACGTGTTCGAGTTATCAACGACAGGATGTCAGTTGGTGAGAGAAAGAATGTTGAATATGTAATGCAGACGGTAGCTGATAGGTTGGGACTTATTCCTTCAGAAGTACAGGCAGTTATGTGGTTTTATGAAAAGAGGCTGTACGAAAAACTTGGAATGGGACGGGGGGCTATTGCTACTGACAACTTTGTGGATGCGTCGAAGAAAGTTTTTATGGAGAAGGCACAAAGTGATTTATTAAGCCTTTCAGCGGTGCTTAAAACTTTGAGTAGTAGTGGGAGACTGCCTACGTTTGATAAGTTCATGGAAGCAATCATGGCAATTACCGAACGGATCGAAAAGGCAAAGAAGATGGCTCCGGGTTCTATAACTACTCATAGGGATGGATCGAGGTGGAAAAAGATTGGGGGTGGTAAATGGGAACGGGTGACCGGAAAGCGTGCGAGTACAGGTGATCCTCTGAGAGAGTTAGTATCGCGGGCGCGGGAAAGTATATTCAAGTATACCGGAAATAAATATGAACGGGCACTTGCATTTGACTCTGATGGGAACCAGATTTTGGCAAAAAGTGGAAAGGATACTTCAGTAGTGTTTACCGCAGATGAGGCGTTCAGACTTCGTGGTGCAACCGTAATTCATAATCACCCCTCCTTTCCCGGAGAGCCGCCTATAACGTTGAGCCCGGCGGACATTGTAATGGCGATTATGTCGGGTCTTGAAAGTATTGTCGCCGTTACCAAATCAACCACATTCCGGTATTCCGGGTTTGAAAATCTTAGAGAGAATCTGTATCATAAGTTCGTGAATGACGCCAAAAAAATATATTCAGATACCCCAGAGAATGCCGATCGTATAGAGGTTTCTGTTCGTATAATGATAGCAGATCATATTATGGACGCGTTTCAGGGTGAGTGTTTAGATGGGGTAAGAAAACTTATGAAACAGTTAAGTACGGGAAATGATAAAGAAGATGAAAAGAAGTTCAATTCTCCAGAGATACAGGCAAGGGCACAGGATATACGAATGCAAGAGTTTGCCCGAAAATATGGAGGGAAATATGAAAAGTGGTAGGCGTGAGTTGATTGATACGAAGGGTAATTTTAATATGGATGATACTATTGGTCATATTGGATTAGATGACTTAAAAAATGATGGTATAGAAAAGGCAAAGCGAATGCCTATAGGAACAGTATCTCATGGCCGGAAAAAGGTGGCTGAAGGAAAATGGGTTTCGGTATCGAATAAATATAATCAAAAACCAGATTTCAAATCTTTTCATACTATGGCGGATGATAAACTAATTGACGAGTTCAAATCAACTTCAAATGACCTTGATCGTTTTAGTAAAATGCCAAAGACCGCTAATAAAATACGTTTGGTGAATCTTGCGGCGATTCGATTGGAGGCGTTGAATGAGGAAATTATCAAACGCGGAATTAGTTTGGAGAAATCAAAGTACATAAAAAAGTACTACAAAAACGGTAGGTGGAATTACGTATACCCGAATAACGGCAATACCAAACGAAAGCCGAGGAAGCTTGTTTATAATGAGCTTCAAAATCTTGGCGGAACTACTGGTGGTGCGATTTTAGCACAGTCTTTATCTGGGGAGCGGGTTGTGTTGAAGCAGTCTACTAGCCCGGAACATCTGAAAGAGGAATATGTTGCTAATAAGATTTATAATATCCTTGGAGTTCCGGTACCGAAAGTAAAAATGGTCGACACTGAAAATGGAATAGCACAGGCGGCAGAGTATATTGAGGGAACACCGCTGTCGGATTTGGATTATGAAGAGCGCGATGAGGCGATAGAGAGCTTAAAGGACGGATTTGTTGCGGATGCGTTACTTGGTAATTGGGATGTTCTTGGGTTGGATGAAGATAATATTTTGTGGGATGGCGAGAGGGCATGGCGGATTGATAATGGGGGTTCAATGCGTTACCGAGCACAAGGAAAGCCAAAGGGGGATTCCTTTGGTGCAGAGGTTGGTGAGATAGCCACAATGCGCAATCCGTATATGGGTGCTGGGAGAGTATTTCAGGATGTGACGGATGAGGAGATTGCAGATCAGGTGGATACAGTTCTTGCAAAAAAACAACAGATTTTACATGCAATAGATGACCCGAAGTTACGTAGAACGATGGAGCTTCGAATTGATTCGTTGAAAGATTTGACAAAGGCGAAAAGCTCCTCCAAGGTAGAGTCATTTACTACCGACAGTCCGGTTGCAAATGCGCTAAACGGTATCCCGTTTACTTCTTGGTCTCCCCCACAATCACAAGAGGGTTGGAAAAATGTGGAGGGGCAAAACTATGATATAGAAGAGCCGGATGCGCCGCTTACTGGGATGCCTACAGCTTCAGGGGTGGTAGTAGAAGAGCCGGACGGTCGGGTATGGGTAGTGTCTCCTGCCGGGGGGTTTGGGGGGTATCAAAATACGTTTCCAAAAGGAAAGGTAGACCCCGGACTTTCTATGCAAGCGAACGCCATAAAGGAAACATGGGAAGAGAGTGGATTAAAGGTAGAGATAACTGGATACCTGACTGACGTAGCAAGGACTACTTCAGTTACTCGGTATTATACAGGGCGAAGGGTTGGGGGGCGTCCTACTGATATGGGGTGGGAATCAGAGAGTGTTCATTTGGTTCCCAAATCACAGTTGACTTCATTCTTAGACAGCGCGTTAGATCATAAGGTAGTGTATGCAATGGAAAAATCAATGGGATATATAATTCCAGATATGTCCCTAATGAAAAGCGATCAGGGGATTTGGTACCTGAAAGAGGGGCGAAAGATAATTCCATTTTGGTGGTTTCATGGGCTCGAAAAAGCTACAGGGACAAAGAGTTATTATAGCCCCGATGAGGTGAAGGCCCGGGGCATGAGATGGGTGACTATCCGTGGAGCGCATGTTCTTATACAAGGTACTGCCGATGGTGGGTATGTCGTAGTAGGTGGTGCGGGAGGTAAGCTCAATCACTTGAAGATAGATAGGGTTCTTACTGAGGAAGGTTATCAAGAAAAACGGAAGAAAGTTGAAGAGAAACGAAAAGAAGAGACCCGCGAACTTACAGCGGAGGAAAAGGCAGAGCATGTACGCCAGCATCGGGAAGAATTGAAGGCAAAGCGCGAAGCCCGTGAATTATATACAGAACAGGTTACCCAGATACTTGGTATGTCAAAGGAAGACATACGAAATGAGATTACTACGAATGAGATGACCGAGTTGGTAGACCGTGCGAAGGAAATGGTCGAGGGGCGTAAGAGAGCAAAGACTATAGATGAACAACAGTTTCAGAAAGAGGTAGATACCCAAACTGAAAAAGAAGTGGAAAAGGCGATTAAGAGAAAGATAAAGGATGTAGAACGTCAGGCCCTCGATACGTTAATGAATGATTACATGCCCGAAGACCCGAATGCAAAGAACGAGTTGAAAAAGCTTCTTGATACAGATAAAGCGAAAGAGATTCTTGCCGCCCGTAGACAGTTTAGAAAAAAAATGAAAGAGATCGGAAAGGGAGTTGCGGATGTGCCTTCTACCCTTAGAGTCGGGGAAGTATATGCCGGAGTAAGTAAGAAGGACTTGGAAGATATTGAGAAAGAGATTAAGGATCAGATCGAGACCCAGAAAAATATAGCCCTTTATGACAAACTAAACGCGCAATCACAGACTATCCAAAAGTATGTGGATGAGGGTTCTGTTTCGGCATTGAATGGGTTATTGGGGGATATCTATGGCGTAGGTGCGACTTTCTCGACGGAGACTGTAGAACAGCTCGGATTGGAGGCTATTGCACGGGCAGTAACGATAAAATTACAACGGGATGGTAAGGGTGAGGTAGTTCGAAAAGCACTCGAAGCTTATGCAGAGACCGAACGCCAGAAGGTTGTCGATCAGGCAATGGAGGAAAGTACTCGTCGATTTGAGAATGCGGAAGAGCTCCGAAACCTTGCACGAGATACTGAAGATGCAGAGGCGATACTTTCAATGGCGTCGGCAAATGGCCACGCTTTGAAGCAAATAACCGCGGGGCAGAGGGCACTCGGTACGGCTGTAGGATCGCTTCGGGCAGTTGCGCATATGATAAATGCATTGGAAGACCCTCCGGGGGATGTTGTCCAAGTGGATATAGGGAAAGACCTTTCACGGGCGCGGAAAAAGGCAAAGAAGGCCGGGTTGGAAAAGGGAACTTATTCCATCAAAACGGTAAAGCAGGGAAAAGGCAAACGGCTTATATTGGAAATAAAGAAGGACGATCTTGATATGTTCTTCAAAAAGAATGCCGAGTTGAGAGATACCGAAGACACTTTGACCAGTATAAAAAATTATTCTGCCAATGATGGGTATAAGCCGCCGGGGATTAAAGATAGTATTGAATTACTCCCGGCACAAGAGGCGGGTTTGAGGTTTTTCAAAGAACAGAAGCATGTATTGTTGGATTTTGAGGCCGGGCTTGGTAAGACTGCTGTGGCGTATTCGGCGGCTATGGAAGCAATGAAGAATATGGGGGCGAAGAAGGTTCTTATTGTTACTCCGGCAAAGCTTCGTGGTCAGATGTACGATGAGCGAAAAACGTTTCTCGATTCGGAAGAGCAGGGAAATGTACGATATGCGCACGAGGGTCTTAGTCGAAAAGCTCGATTGGAAAGATATAAGCAAGATGGGATTATGATAATTGGGCATGATCAGTTACGGACAGACTATCAAGCATTAAAGGATGCGGGATATGATATGGTAGTTGTGGATGAGATTCATGAAATGACTGCCGGAACTGGGGGGTCGGGGCGATATAAAGGTTTGATGGAGCTTTCTGATATTCCGCTCAAAATTGGAATGTCCGGTACGAACATCAAAAACAAAAAGAAGGAGCTATACAGAAAAATCAATTTTATAGACCCCGACCATACTTTGGGGTCGATGAGTGATTTTGAAAAACGGTATAAAGGATTAAACCAAGGGACGGGCATATTTGCTGATGCGGCCAATGATGCATTCAGAAAAGAGATTTCACGGTGGACATATACTCAAAAAAATAACCTTCCCATTAAAAATACGGTGGAACGGTTTAGGGTTCCCCTTACCGCTCAACAAAGAAAGGCATATGCGGCTAGTGAACGGTTGTATCGAGAGGAGCGAGAAAGAAAGGTTCCCGGTGCGGCGGCAAAGCGTGATTCAAGAAATTATGAGATTGTTACTGATAGTGGCGATCAGGATAATGCGAAGCTAACTCAAATGGTTAATATTATGAATGAGCGGCATCCGGGAGGAAAAGCAGTCATCCATGTATCCAGGCCCGGAGTTCCGGTCAAGAAAGCGGCGGCAACTACAATAGCGCGGCTTGAGAGGGAGTATGGAAAGGGATGTTGTGGGATTATAGACGGGGATACTAAGGCAAGCGAAGTCCGAAAATTGAAGAAGAGATTCAATGACCCGGACGATCCTTTACGCTTTATTGTGGGTACTAAAAGTCTTGAATCGGGTCATAATTTGCAGGGTGGGGGTACAGTTACTTTTCATCTTGATATTCCAGATAGCTACTCGGCGTTTGAGCAGCGGAACGCGAGGGTATTCAGAAAGGGCCAGAATCGTGATACTCATACATATGTACTTAGTGGAAACAATCCTCTTGATATGCGTGGTGAGGATATTCTGGAAACGAAGCGTCGTGAGCAGGGTATTATGGGGAACCCAAGAGGAGTTTCTGGTGCCGACGATACTGGGTTTTTTGGTCTTTTGAATAAACTTGAAAAGGAGACCAGAAGTGCGTGATACAGTAGAACAGAGTGCGAATAAACTTGATAAACAGAGGGTGAAGCTTGGAGTTAAGTCCGAAGAGATTATCCGCGAACAGGAATGGATAATCGATACGGCGTCTAAGCATATTGGGCGAATAAACAATGAATTGAGAGGGCTGAAAAAGAGGCTTGAACCTTATGTGTCTAATAAACCGAAAGAAAGGGATGAGAAATATTTCAATCTTAAAGATAGATATGAGCAAGCGTTGAATGATCGAATGTCTCTTGAGAGGGCGATAGTGATGGCCGAAGAGTCAATTACTGCTGCAAAGTTACACACCATACCCGGAGAGCATAACCGAGAGGGAGTATAATATGAACGCAATACAGTTGGCAAAACTATTAAAGAGCGATCTTTTGAAGGCGAAATACTTGCGAAAGTACAAAGGAAAAAACGGTAAGTGGATATACGTGTATCGCCTACCGACTGGCAAACATGCGCATATAGCGGCGGAAGAGGTTGTGCATACTCCTGAACGGTTGAAGGCAATGTTTCGACGGCGCGATCCGGGAAAAGGTGGAGCAAAGCATATATCATCCAGAAAGGACCTTGATTATTTACTTAATAATTCTACTTTTTGTATGATTAGTGCAGGGCGTAATCCTGAACGTTCCTCTGATAAACATATGTCCGATGCGCAGATACGCAGGCGGGATGCGAAGCTAAAACAAGACTTGATAGATAAGGGGTTTATGTATACCCCCGCTAAGGGTAGATATGGAGAGCCGGAAGAGAGTTTATTTGTTATGTGTCATGACGCGAATAAAGAAGAGCTGATGCGACTAGGTACAAAATACCATCAGGATACTATTCTATTTGTAGAGAATGGAAAAAGCGATATGATAAAAACTACTGGCGATTCCCGAGGAGAGGCGGTGATGTCAGGAAGCGGGTACGAATATGTCCCTGACGCTGATGACTTTTATACAGAAGTAGAGATAGCGGGGAATCCTGTACGGTTTACGATGACTTTGGCGGATATTGTAAAGGCAATTCGGTTGGTGGTGGGGAGATTTTTCAAGTAATGGGAGATTATTATATGGCACCAAGGAAAAAATCTCAGGATGGGACAAATCTGACAAGTGGACAGCAGTATAAACTTGTATGTAGTGGGCGGTTTGATAAAATAGATAAAGAGCTTTCGGAAAATACCGCTGCTTTGAAGGAACACTCATCAATTGTGACTGTTATTCAAGGGCACTCTGACATTTTGAACAGGCATACAGATACGATACGCCGGATGGAAAACAAAGTTTTTAATGGATTTGGTGACCGGATAAATGGGATGGATGTTCGTATGGGGGATTTAGCGATAGAGTTCCGTAATACTACAAAGCAGTTACAGAAGAATATCGACAATGCTCAGAAAGAAATCCATGCTATTGCTAAGTTTGGGGCGACAGCATTGGTTATGATATTTGTTGCTTTGTTGGGAATCCTTGGGAGTATATGGGTACAAGACTATTCCAATGAAGAGAGTACAGTAGGGGCGGTGACATATGAAATTACTAATACGGACGAGTCCATCAAGACTGAGTAAAGCAAAAACAGGTCTGGTTCCGGTAAAAAAACAGGTTACTAAAAACGGAAAGACTTTTATGCAGACCTTTTATGTAAAGGCGGATACTCCCCCGGAGGGGCCGACGATAATAACTCAAGGACAGGTTGAACAAGAACTTCCAGATAATCCACGGGATATAAAGAATATGCCGGATGGATTTTATATCCAGCATACCTACGGAAACAAACAAAGAACAAAGGTACCCTCAAAATATATCCATTCGGTATTTAGGTACCTGGGGGCTACGTTTGTATGCCATTTGGCCATGGATAAAGAATCCCAAACTATAGGCCCGAAGTATGTAGTATCGGAGTTGACTACTGGTTTACGAGTTGGACCGGGGGAGTATTCCCCCGAGGAAGCGATAGAATCGTTAAAAAATAGAACTATACAGTATACTGAAAAAGGGATGCAGCAGCTTTTGGATTCAAGGGATAAAATTACAGATGTTCCCTTATCCGGTTCAGACCCCGAAACCTATAGTTATACTGAGCCGACAAAAGTACTCACTGATGAAGAGCGTGATGATGAGATCAGATCAATATTCGCAGATTTTTTTCAAGGAGACTTTAACGAGGAGGATGGGTATTCTAAACTTACCGGAACGGATTATCAAACTGTAAAAAGCTGGGTTGAAGAAAACTGGGACATGAAAACGGGCAATGATGTATCAAGGGTTCGGCGTGACATATCAATATATGAGGAGGATGACGTCAGACTGGCAGTTCAACAAAATATTGATCTTGATTCGGCAGAAACGTTACGGAGGAATATTGATACTATACAGGAGGCCCTTTCAAGTAATGACTACAACGATATAGCCGCTTATGAAGATGATATTCTGAAATGGGCTGAAGACGCAGGTCAGGATTTAACTTCTGAGATGTTTGATGCTGACGATTTTGATGTTGAATACCCTAGTTTGGCTGATACATATATGTATGGGGCGGCAGTTATAGCGTTTGCTTATGAGGGCGATATGGGTCTGTATGTCGCAAAGCGGATACAGGAAGATGCGGCAGAGGAAGCAGAAAGCGCAATGACTGAGGATGTCTCTATTCTTGATGATTATGGAGAGGCTTGGTCTTATGAGGATTTAGAAATAGTTGGTCGATGGGTTCGGGGAAGTGTTAATGAAAACCGAGAGGATGCGAAGGCGTTGGATAATGAGCGAAGAGTTGCCGCACAGGTAGGAAATGTAGATGAACCGTCTGGGTCATTTAATCCTATTGTTGCTACCATTGAAGCAAAGATGTCAAAGATACAGGATGAGTTTTTATACCGTGGGACTGGAAATGATGAATGGGAGAAAGGTAAAATAGGTGATGTAATTCCAATTGGACTGGCGTCTTTTACCCATAGCGAAGAAATCGCGAGTAGGAAGTTTCAAGGGGTTACTAGGGTTCTTCTTGTGATTGACAATAGTGAAGATAACCCCATTGTAGGGGTTGATGTAGCCAATTTGATTGAGGCGGGAGAAAATCAGGGGTTTATGGAGGCGATAATTAGTAGTGGGGTTGGAGAGTATGATGATGAAGAAGAGGTTATTGTACGTGCACCCGCATTGGAAATAGTCAGTAAGTCGAAGAATGATGCGGGAGGGTTAGTTGTACACGCTAAGATGGCAGAAATGAATCTTATTCCCTTTGTAAAGTCTGAAATCACCGATAGAATAAAGGCAATGGAAGCTACTTTTAATTATCCGTTACATCGGGAGGAGGACGCTCCGTGGAATCAATGATATATACCATAACAAAAGCAAAAGCACTCCCGGAAAACACAGTAAGAACATGGGCCGATGGGAATAAGTATAAAAAAGTTGGTAAGAAGTGGATAAAGATTGCCGAGACTAAAACTACTGAAGAACAGATAGAAGCAAAAAAGGAATCTGCTCAGAGCTATTTTGAATACTCGATGGCAAGTAGTCTTGGGGCAATTGTAGACGATGTTTTACAAAGTCGAGGTATATTTAGTTTTGAAGGGTTAGTCAAAGATATAAAAAATAACGATGCGTCTCAGGCACACCGTATATATAAAGATGTTGTCGATCGGGTGCGACGGGCCAATGCTACCCCCGGAGAAAAACAGAGCGTGCTTGATATGTTTGGAAGGTCACTGTTGAAACTAAAAAATACATATAGTACAAGACCAAAAACGAAGCTGAAGACGAAAGTCATCAGTAAGAAGGGGAATGTATATTATGATTACAAAGAGGGAAAGCACTCTACTGAGCTTCCTGTAGTCAAGCCGTCTATATTATCCGCCGCAAAGAAAAGGGTTGGGGGGTGGGACATTACTGGCGAATTATCTACAGAGCATGTTAGACGCATGATTAAAAATAAAAATGCCAAGGTATTGAAAGGAAAACCCAAATCAGGAAAAAAATGGTACCTTCCAAAAAAAGCCAAGGATATGGAGCTGAAATATAATGGAGACGGTCTTACTATTATGGTACGGCAGAAGGGGAAGAAAGAAGGTTCGAAGACATATTACAGTGCGGTTGTACAATTCAAAATACCGTATGCTTATGCGAAGGCGTTTCTATTGAATCAAATAAGCAGTGTACGGACGCGAAATAATTTCATATTTAGAATGGAGCACTCCGCGGGGTATCGAAAGTTTCTAGATAAGGCAGGGGATTATGGAAACGAAAAAGAAGTCGCTTGAACTTATTGAGCAGTACATAGATTACCGATCGAAAACGGGTAGAAAGCAATTAACTGCTGCTGAACGCGGATTCATTTTACGGAATGAGATAGCGAATAAAACGAATGAAGAGCTTGACGATATTATTCGGATTGCCACTGAGTTTAGTGGGGGGACGCTGCTCGGATATGGAGACCGTTTTGATACGTGGTGTGCTATGCATGGGCGTAGTAGACCGGGTGAGGAACTTATCAAAGAAATGAATAGGAACCCGGCAAGTGCTGGTATATTTGTAAAGAAGTTAATTCCTACTCATGCAATGCTTTATCGATCTTACTGTTCGTTTATTTCTGGAAGGGGACGCGGGCGTGTGTGAACTTTGTATGAAGTCTGAAGAAAAAAATTGTCTAATAGAAATCAGAAATGTACACCTTCATAGGGGGGCTAAGTTTGAGGCCGGAATATCTGCCCTTACGAAAGCCCTTGGTTACGATTCCGAGAGGCAGCAAAAAGAGATATCACCATTCAAATCAGTACGTGATTTGGAGAAAATGAGCAAAAACAGGGTAGAGCGGGGCCTCTTGGATTTCTATGAGGCTATGATGAGCCAATGGTTCAGACTGGAGAAAGCACTTCCAAAAAACACTTTTGTATTAAATAATAGAATCTTTATAGACCCGAGTAATGGAAAACCTTTGTCGAATGCAAAGTGGAAGATTATTAAAAGAGACATTTTGAAAACATTAAATTATATATATGCTGGGGAGGATGAGCGGATCGCCCTGCACGCGCTAGCTCTCGGAAAGATACTTAAAGGCATGCCAATTGATACTGCAATCAAGCTTGGCTATTCGTCGATCCAATCACAGATAGATGACACGTTGGCAAAGATGAACAGCCCGCAATGGAAGAATGCTAAAACCTTTGCGTCGCAACACGCCGCAGAGTTGATTGTAGAGTTGCCACAAAAACAATTCAAGAAAATCCACGATACTATTCAGGATTCTATAACAAATCGTCATTCTACCGGAGAGCTTGGCGAAAGGCTATTTGATAACTTTGGGGAGATGAATCGTGATTGGCGCAGGATTGCGGAGACGGAGATTGCCAATTCTCAAAACAATGGACAGATATTAACTGAGTTAGAGAATGCTGAAGAGGGTGAGGTTGTTTTCATGCGTGGAGTATCGGCTACCGAAGCGTGCCCGTGGTGTAGAGGTGAAGTAGATGGTAGAATTGTAGTGGTACTTGATGCACCCCCGTCTGGCGGGGGAGATAAAGTAAAGGTGAATGGAGAGACGTACACTGCCATTTGGCCGAATAAAAGTAATTACGGAAGACCGAGAAGGAATTGGTGGGTAGCTGCCGGCGCTCAACATCCACACGCTATATTGCCGGGGCAGTCGATTACCTCCGCGTTACCCAGTACCGCCATGAAGGGCTTCTATGAAGGCCCGGTCGTTGAAATAATTACTGAGAGTGGGAGCGTTTTGTCCGTTACCGAGAATCACCCTATACTGACTCCCTTTGGATTTGTAAAGGCGAAGTTCCTCCATGAGGGAATGGACATACTCAAAAGTACCGATGCTGAGGGAATGATGGAGGACATCAATCCGAATAATTATCAAGGAGATATTCTGATCGAGGATTTCTTTACATCGGCGAAGCATACGAGCATAGTGCCTCCCATGGTTGTGCCATCGTTCTCCGAATGTCTCCACGGTGATGGACGGTTCATGGATAAAACAATCGATATTGTAAATACCTATGGCCTTTTGGGGGGTGATATCGAGTCCTTACTCTTGAAGCTCAATTATCAGAGACTCATCGACAGCGTTAGATTCCGTTTTGGCCTTTCGGCTGACAGCGATCTTTTGAAGAGTCTTTATAGGGACTGGTTTTCCTCTCTTCGCAATACGCGCCTTCATGGTGAGCTTCTTCCACCCCTCCGGGGTGCATTCGGACATTCGGATTTTGTTGCTTTCCGAAATGTCTCTGAGGATGATGCCGTGTTGTTCGATAAGACGCTTTCGGAAGGCGGTGCGACTCATTCCAGTCTCAGCCGAGAGTTTATATATAGGTTCTCCAGCGAGGTATCTTTTGACGACAGTCTGAGAGAGTTTAGGGGGATAGCTTGGGAGTCTCCTTCCTTTCTCATCTCTGATAAAATCCAACATACCGAGACCTCTTCGTATAGCGGGTGTGTATATGATCTGACCGATGATATATATGGATTGTATACTTGCAATGGAATAGTTGTAAAGAACTGTCGATGTACATGGGTACGATATATTCCGGGGTTTGAGTCGTGGGATGCAAAGATAAGGGCGGCTATGGATCAAGCTATGAAACGTGGAGAGGCTATGCAGAAAAGGCCGGATGAATACGAATCAACTATAAAACCTGTTCCTTGGGAAGAATAGTATGGTATACTATTAGTATATAATTATTTTGAGAGGGAGAAATGATGAAAGCAGAGCAAGAAAAGACGAAAGATCAGGAAATCAATGAGGTGGGTATGGATGTACAGGCCTCCAAACCCACTGAAAGTGAGGAGCCCAAACCCACTGAAAACGAAGAATCAGTAAAGCGTGTACCAAAAAAAGTAAGAGACCCGATCGTGGTTATGAAAGCGGCGATAAAGTATCTCGCCTCGAATGCATTGGGTACGCCCGAGTATGCTGATTTCAAACAAGCATTTCCTGATTTATTCGACGAGGAGTAAGATTGGATCATGCCTCCGAATTGGAAGACCGTATACGGAGAGCCGTTTGACGAAGAGAAATGGAAACGTGCAAAAGAGCGGGCTGAGGAAGAGGGTCACGCTGAAGATTGGGAGTATGTAGTGGGAATCTACAAACGTATGGCCCGAACAGGGGAGTACAAACCCAAATATAGCAGTTCCAGAAAGAAAAAAAATCAGACGGTATCTGAATGGAAAGAAAAGAACCCCGATTGGAAAAAAAGGGCGCACAAAGTGGCGAATAAATCCATGGTCGATAATATCGGGGGCATGAAGCTTATGGTAGGCCACAACGCTACATTGGATGAGTTTCGATGCGGAAACTGTGGCGCATTGCTTTTTAAGGGGAGAAATCTTGAGAAAGCAATGATTGAAGTAAAATGTAGAAAATGTGGTAAAATAGTTGTGTCCCCACAGATAGCTGTGATAGAATAAATATAGAGGCCAAAGAGTCCGTTGACATATAAGGTGAGACCGTCCCCCACACCCGGTTAGCCTATACTGTCAACGGACATTTTTTTATATGGAGACTTTGTGATGGGCAGAGATGTAGAGCAACTGAAAAACCCGTTCTACAGTCCTTTCGGCGGTGCGGTACTTATAAAAGGTGCTGAGGAGAAAGGGCAGTGGGTGGTATATCTTGAAGCCTCGAATGAAATGGAAGACCAGGATGGTGAAACGGTAGAAATGGGGGCCTTGAAGAAAGCCGCTGATTATTACCTTACCCATGGTGTCCTGTCTTGGGATCATAAGCACAAAATTACCAATGACCCCGGGTTCATTATTGGAGAGCCGTTGGATGTTCGCTTTACAGATACCGGACGAACGTTGGTGAAGGGTTTTTTGTATCAAAAGAATGATATTGCCAAGAAAGTGTGGAATAACATACAATCCGGTGCACGTAGATTAGGAGCATCTATTGGCGGTGGCATTCTTCAGAAAGCATCGAAGAGAATACAGCAAGTAGTGTGGGACGAAATTGCGATAACCCATAAACCCGTCAATGATGGGACACTCGGAAATGTTCAGGTGGTTCCATTTGAGGCTTTTGCCAAAGCACTTTTGGCGGGGGGTGGAGTGAACGCGGCAACCTTTACCGGTGGTCGGGCACTCACGCCTGAAAGCCTTCAGGGTTCACCCGCATCTGAAATCAATATGGCAGACTTGCGATCATTATTTAGTGACCTTCTTCAGTCTATACGACGGGGGCAGGTAAACAGCTATAATGATATGCTCAATTTTGTATATGACCATGGTTATGAGGGTAATGAAGCCATAAAAATAGTAAATTACATCGCTCGTAAAATACCCGCGGTTGTCGGGGGAAGGCGGTGAAAAATATCTTAGTGGAGGTAGCTACGAATGAAAGATAATGAAAGCGTAGCTGACGAAGTTCTTCTGGATGATGAACTCATCGAGAAGGGGTTCAACGACGCATTGGAAGACCTCCAAAAGTCGTTGGGCCTCGAACAGGACGAGGAGCTGAAGAAAGCAAAGAAAGCCCCTCCGAAAGAGGAAGATGAGGAAGAAGCAGAGGAAGAGGATGAAGTGGATGAGGAAGAGGACGAAGACGAATATCGGAAGTCCATTCCCGACCTTCTTGCCGAAGACCCCGAAGCGGCGGCGGCAATGGATGTCGAACCATTTCTGTTCCAGCTTGCGAAAGCTATCGATGAATCCATCACACAGCTTCAGAAGTCTGTTGGAAGGCGTATTGGCAAAACCGAAAGCATGATTAAAAGTCAGGCTAAGGTCATTGCGGCCAGCGCACAGCTTCAGAAGTCAACTCGGGAGATGGTCAAATCGATGGGTGAACAGCCTGTTGGAAGTCGCTCTGTAAAGCGTCTTCAGAAAAGCCGATTCGAAGGGGCTGATGGAGCAGTCGATGTTGACAACAACACCGTGCTGATAAAATCCCGGGAATGGCTCCGAAGCGGAAAGCTTGATCTGATGGAAGCGAACATGATCGAAGGCCGGATCAATAAAGGTCTACTGTTCAAGAGCAATGATGTTCTTGATCGGAAAATTGCCGATCTCATAAAGAAGGAGGGAAACTAATGATTCTCAATCCAAACCAATTTCCCGTCGGAAGCGGTGGGTTCGGCGATATGGGTAATGTGGCTGTTCTTCAGGAACTCCAGAAGGCTTTGACTGCCGGTACCGGGGTTGATGCCGATGCTTACACCGGAGGTCGTGCCCTTATTCCTGAATCGCTGGAGAATACTCTGGTAAATGTTCTGTGGGTACAGGATGAGGCCCGTCTTTTCCAGAGAATCAAAAAGAAACCGATCCCCTCTCCTGTTCACCAGTGGGACAAGAGAAGTGCAGTTGGATCGTTCGACGGTGCGTGGGTAGCTGAAGAAGGCACCTCTACTGAAGCGGATCAGACCATCGAACGTGTGTACAAAAATGCAAAGTATCTTCAGACTATGCGGAAAGCCTCCCTTCAGGCGACTCTTTCAAATATGATCGAGAATGCCCTGACAATTGAGCAAAACGCTGGTGCTTTGTGGATAATCCGCAACGTAGAGCACGCAATGTTCTATGGTAACTCTGCGTATGTATCCGAACAGCCCGACGGCCTTCTGGCACAGATCACCGGCAGCGATAACATTCTTGATGTTCGCGGTGCCGCCGCTGACAGTGCCGAGTTTGAAAAGAAAGCCAACGAAGCATCCCGTGTCATCCGTGACAACTATGGAAAAGCGTCTCTGATGCTGATGAGTACTATGGTTATGCAGGATGTTCAGAACCTTCTCCGTGACCGTATTCGCTTTCAGGCGGGGCAGTCCGTAGGTTCTACGGTTTTCAACCGATACCCGACTCCGTTCGGTGAGATGGAACTTCTTGATGATGTATTCATCAAAGAGGGGAGTACTCCGGTAGCGTCTACGCTTACCACGACCCGCCCGAATGTTCCGACTGAGGACGTAGCTCCCGCCGCTGGTGGTGTCGATGCTGGTTCCAGTTTTACTGCCGCAGACCTCGGAGAGTACTACTACAAGATAGTTGCGGTGAATAAATATGGGGACAGTACTCCGCTGACTTGTACTGCGGTTACTACCGCTGTCGCGGGTGAAAATGTTACCATGAGTATCGGCCCGGGTGCTATTGTACCGACGGCTCTCAAAGTGTACCGCTCCAAAAAGGATGCCGGTAGTGCTGACGATTGTCGGTATATGAAAACTGTTGCCTACACCGGAGACCCGACCGTTATTACCGATGACAACACCGATCTTCCCGGCACTTCGCAGGCGTTTGTTTTGACCATGGATCAGATTTACGACGCGATTGAGTGGTTTCAGTTCCTGCCTCTGATGAAGTTTGATCTGTATCCCACCAACGCGGCTGTGTATCCGTTCCTGATGCTTCTGTTTGGTGCGCTCGCTCTGAAAAAGAACGAACAGCACGCCTATATCAAGAACATCTCACCGTCCAACCTTGGTTGGTTCTGATCGTAGCAAAAAGAACTGATGGGGGGTGCTTTGGCACTCCCCATTGATTGAGGAGAAATCAATGATTCTTAAAGACCGAATGAAAAGATCAAGCCCGATATGGAGACGGATTGTCCGTCGGGCTTTTGGTGCAGAGAACAAAGGGTTCGTAAAGATGGCCGCAATTGATGGCGGTGCCGCAGGGAATCTTACCGTAGCCGATATTAAAAAGGAAGACCATTTAGTAGCGGTTATTGAGGTAACTACCACCACTGCCGCCTTGGTAGATCGAACCTCTGAGTTTTCTATCGCCGCGGATGCCGTTATCAACAATACTGGCGGAACTGATACTTCAGCAGACG